GCAGGAACCACCAGCAGAAGGCTCAGGAGGTTCTTGTATAACTTATATGGCTAATACTAGAATGACTCATCAATTTGCATTCTTTACTAATACTACTTCTACTCGATATTTATCACTGTATTCTGGATTCCTTACCGGAGTAGAAAGTTATAACCAAAGACTAGTAATACCTAAACCAGGTAGATTAGTAGGTATGTCAATACAGGCAAATGCAAGTAGGAGTAACAACACATTAAGAGTATTTGACGCAGATAATCCAACATCGTATTCACAAATAACCTCTTTTAGCTTTAATGTTACAGCTAATAGAAATACATGGATACCAATGAATGTTGGTATGCATATGAACGGTACATCCGGAGATGATAATGCTATTGTATTTGGTATAAACTGTTCTTCTTCAACATCAACAAACTGGAATGCAGTAGCAGTATTCCAATTATAAAAATTAAATAATATGGCAACAATCGATACTACATTTGGAAAAAAAGAATTAACTAAAGCGGCATCAACTTCTGAATTAACTGAAATGGCTGCTAAGGGAGAAAAAGCAAAAATAAGTAATGGAGCATTAGTAATGGATTCGACTACGAAATCAGCTATAGATGCTGCTACTGACCCTTCTATTTTAATTAATGATGAGGCAGAATTTTTAAGATCTAAATTTTATTTAAAACAAATAGAAGATTTAAGAGCAGAAATAGCCAAACTACATGCTTTTATTAAAGATATAGCAGGTACAGACAGTACTAATAAAAAACATACAGGTAGTCAAGTAGTACAGATAAATACCAAAGGGTCTACAACTACTTTGAATTTTGAAAAAGGATTGCTTACAAGTATAGGTTAATAATAATACTATTTTTCGTACTATTTATTTATAAACAGTAAATTATGGCAGTATCATATTCATGGGATTGTAGGACAGTAGATACCTACCCAACACATTCAGATTCACAAGATCCTCAAAATACTTGTAATGACGTAATATATAACGTACATTATACATTAATAGGAACTGAAACTGTAGACGGCGTAACTTATACTGATTCAGTTATAGGTACAGTTAATATTGATGTACAAGATTTAAGTTCTTTCATAGGATTAGACGCAGTTACTAATTCTGATGTAACAGGATGGGTAACTGAATCTCTTGAAAATAAACTTCAAGGAACAGTTGCTGCGTATAAAAAAACTATTAAAGCAAATATAGTAGAAAAACAAACCCCAACTTCTGAAACAAAATATATTATAAATTAGTTGGTTTATTAAAAAATTGTTCTTATATTATATGTTAATATTAATCGATTAAATAAATTAAAGTTTTAAAATTATGGCAAATCAAAAGCTAAAAGAAGAAGAAGTAAAAAGTTTACAAGACCTTCAACAAAAAAATGCTGCCCTAATTAATGAGTTAGGTTCTATAGAACTAGCAAACATTAGTTTAGAGGAGCGAAGAGAAAACGCTGAAAAATTTCTTGCTGATCTAAGAGAAGAAGAAAAAGAACTAGCAAAGTCTTTAGAAGATACTTATGGAGTAGGTTCTATCGATTTAGTAAAAGGCGAATTCATTCCAGCACCTGCTAAAGAAGAAGAGGTAGCTGAAGAAGTAGCTGAATAGTTTCAGTAGTATAAATACAATTTTTAGTCAAGGAGGGTTTTTACATCCTCCTTTACTATTTATATAAGTGAAGTAAAAACCATTTTTACAACACTGTTTTACATTCCTAAACGATATTTATAATAAACTAAATAATAAATTAGACCAGACATGGCAGAACAAATTATTTCCCCAGGTGTATTTACCAGAGAGAATGATATTTCTTTTATAACACCAGCACCAGTAGATGCTAGCTCAGCATTCATAGGACCTACAGTAAAAGGACCAGTAGAACAACCTACTATTGTAACTTCATTTAATGAGTTTAAAGCAATATTCGGTGATACCTTTACTTCAGCTTCTATTACCAAAGAATTTATGACTTCAATAGCAGTAAAGAACTTTTTCCAACAAGGAGGAAATTCTGCTTTAATTGCTAGAGTAGTTTCAAGTAGTGCAGATTGGACTAGTGCCAAAAGTACAGCAGTAACAGCATCTCACGCTGATGCAGGAGCAACGAAACCATTTGAATTAAAAACTATAGGAGCTGGTACTCTTTATAATAATGCAACAAGTTCTCATGATAATGGAGGTGAAATAACATCATCAGGTGGAACACTAGTCTCTGGTTCTAAAGATAATATAAGATGGGAAGTATCAAATAAAGATGATCAAAATGGTACATTTACTCTATCTATCAGAAGAGGAAATGATAACCATAATAATAAAGTTATTTTAGAGCAATTCAATAACGTTTCTTTAGACCCTAATGCTGATAACTATATAGAAAAAGTAATTGGTAACCAAAGAACATCGGTAGTAACAGACGGTACTCTAAAATATGTAAAAACTACAGGAAATTATGTAAACAAATCTAAATATGTTTATGTAAGCGCAGTAGGCCAGCCAACACTTGATTATTTAGCTGCGGATGGATTTACAGTTAATGATAGCGGAAGTACTTCTTATTCAGCATCTTTACCAGCTGAAGGTTCAGGATCATTCTTTGATGGAGGAGGAGATATCGTAGTAGCTAGTATGAACTTTAACGAAAGTATATCTAACTCAGATACACAAGGTTTAGAAGCAGCAGATTATTCTGATGCTATTAATATTTTACAAAATAAAGATGACTATGTTATTAATGTAATGTCAGCACCGGGATTAGTATATGAAAATACTACTCACGCAACTGTATTAGACACATTAATATCAGCTGCAGAAACAAGAAGTGATTGTATTGCTATTATAGATTTAGGTAACTATGGAAGCACAACAGCTAATATGGTTACACAAGCGAAAAAAGTGAATAGTTCATATGCAGCAGCTTACTGGCCATGGGTACAGATAAACGGAGGAGCAGGATTACAATGGGCGCCAGCATCATGTGTAGTACCAGGAGTATATGCATTTAATGATAGTGCAGCAGCACCATGGTTTGCACCAGCAGGTTTAGTAAGAGGAGGAATTACAGGAGTTGTACAAGCAGAACAGAAATTAAGTAGAACACAAAGAGATACTTTATATGCTGGAAAAGTAAACCCAATAGCTACTTTCCCTGGACAAGGAATAGCAGTATTTGGACAAAAAACACTACAAACTAAAGCATCAGCTTTAGATAGAGTAAATGTAAGAAGATTATTAATCGCGCTTAAGAAATTCTTAGGAGATCAAGCTAGCAATTTAGTTTTCGAGCAAAATACAATTGCAACAAGAAATAGATTCTTAGCAAATGTAAATCCTTACTTAGAATCAGTAGTACAGAGACAAGGTCTTTACGCTTACAGAGTAGTAATGGATGACACAAATAACACAGCAGATGTTGTTGATAGAAATCAATTAGTAGGACAAGTATTTATTCAGCCAGCTAAAACAGCAGAATTTATAGTACTAGACTTTACAATTGAACCAACAGGAGCAACTTTTGCATAATAAATTTAAATTAACAATATTTATAATAAAATAAATAAAACATGGCAGTATTAGATCCCAGCGAACTTATGTTTCAGGCCTTTGAACCAAAGGTATCAAACAGATTTGTAATGTACATCGATAACATTCCTACATTTATGGTAAAGAATGTTAAAGCACCTACCTTTACTGATAACATTATAAAATTAGACCACATGAACTCTTATAGAAAAATTAGAGGTAAGAGAGAGTGGGAAGATATGACAATGACTCTATATGATCCAGTAACACCTTCAGGTGCACAGGCTGTAATGGAATGGGCTAGATTAGGGTATGAATCAGTAACTGGAAGAGCAGGATATTCAGATTTTTACAAAAAAGATTTAACTCTTAACATTTTAGGACCAGTTGGTGATGTGGTAGGAGAATGGATTATCAAAGGAGCAGTATTAACTAATGGAGATTTTGGACAGTACGACTGGACATCAGATGAGCCAGTAGAAGTAGCAATTACAGTTGCAATGGATTACTGCGTACTTAACTACTAAAGTTAACTTACATATTAAAATTGAAGAACCCGGATATTTCCGGGTTTTTTGTTGGTTTAAAAAAATAAAGTTCGTATATTTATATATAAAACTAGTTACAACTAAATAAAATTTATGGAAGCAAAATTTACAATTCCCACCGAAGTAATAGAATTACCCTCTAAAGGACTTCTTTACCCACCTGATTCACCCCTTTCATCTGGAAAAATAGAGATGAAATATATGACAGCAAAAGAAGAGGATCTTCTAACCAACCAAAACTACATAAAAAATGGTACAGTTATTGATAGACTGCTAAAATCATTAATAGTTAATAAAGATATAGATTACAATGAGATTCTTATTGGCGATAAAAATGCAATTATGATTGCTGCAAGAATATTATCATACGGAAAAGATTATAAAGTTAGATATGCTGGAGAAGAATTAACTATAGATTTAAGTAAATTAGATAACATAGATTTTGAAAGTAGTAAGTATACTGAAGGTTCTAATCATTTTGAATTTGAATTACCATCCACAGGTAATAAAGTTACTTATAAGTTACTAACGCATGGAGATGAGAAAAATATAGAAAGAGAAATAGCAGGTTTAAAGAAAATTAATAAGAATTCTTCTCCTGAAGTATCTACAAGGATGAAATATATAATTACTTCAATCAACGGATTAACTGAAAAGAAAGATATTAGAGATTTTGTTGATAAATATTTCTTAGCTTCAGATTCAAGAGCTTTAAGAGAAGAATATAATAAAATGCAACCAAATGTCAATATGACATTTAAGTATACTGATGAAGACGGCGTAGAGGAGGACGTCGACTTACCCATTGGGCTTAGCTTTTTTTGGCCTGACACCGTCAGATAGATTAAGTCTATTTACTACAATTCACGAAATAGTATTTCACGGTAAAGGAGGTTACTCTTGGACTGAAGTATACAATATGCCTATATGGTTAAGGAAATTTACTTGGAAGAAAATGAAAGAGTTCTATGATAAAGAGAATGAACAAAACCAAAAGCATTACAAACAAGCAAAAAAACGGGCAACTGCTAGACCTAAAATAAAACCAACTTATCGTACAAAGGCTTCTAACAAATAGGAGCCTTTACTATTTATATTAGATAATAGTACCCTATGGCAGACGAAAATAAAAATATATACGACGTTCCTGACGTAAATCCTCAAGGCGCTAAAGAAGCAGCTCAAGCTACTGATCAAATGACTGAGAATATTAAAGCATTCTCTAAAGAAGCTACTGATGCTGGAATGAATTTAGGTAGTATAGCTACACACATAACAAATATCGCTAAAGGATCTAAAGACTTTAAAACAGAAATAAAGGGATCTGCTCAATTAGTATCTTCAGTATCTAAAATGTCTGCAGATATAGCTCAATTTACCAAAGATGGATTAGCCTCTCAGAAAGATACTGAAAAATTTCTTAAAAACAAAAAATTGTAAAAGGTCAGATTCAAGCTATAGAATCTAAAATGGCTGTTTTAATAGAAAAAGCTGCAAATGCTGGTGAAGAAGAAGCAGCGCAGATAATGAAAACAGTTGAAGCGTTAGCAGGAGCTCAATATAATGCTGAAAGACTTTTAGGAACTTTTGAAGCAATCGAAGAAGTTAATGATGAACTAAATAATGAAACTAAGTTCTTCGATAGTATGTCTGATCTAGTAGGAGAAATACCAGTAGTTGGTAAATTATTTGGAGAATTTAAATCAGGAGCTGAAGCAGCAAGAAAAGCAGGAGTTGAAGGAGGAGATGCTTTATTTGCAGGTGCATCCCAGTTAGCAGGAGCTGCTGGTAAAATGGGAATGCTTTTCGCAATAGGTACTTTTTTTAAAGGTATTACTAAAGCTGATCAAGATATCACTGACTTATCTAGAAATTTAAATTTGTCTAGAGAAGAAGCTGAAGGTTTAGATAAAAGATTTAGAACATTAAGTGCTAATACTAAAGGGTTAACAAGTGAAGCATTTAGGGTAGCTACCTCTGGTGTTTCAGAAGAATTAGGAATAGCTGCTGATTTATCTAACGAAACTTTAGTTACGATGGGTGCTATGACTCAAAAATTCGGTCTATCATCTGAAGAGGCAGCATCATTAGCATCTATTACAGCAGCAACAGGTCAAAACATGAAAGAATTCAATGATGACCTCATTGGTAGGGTACAATTACAGAATGTTGTTAACGGTACTACAATAAGATACCAAGATGTAATGAAAGATATAGCCGGAGCCTCTTCAGCAGTACAGTTATCTACTGCAAAAATGCCTGGCGGTTTAGCTGCAGCAGCTTTTCAAGCAAGAAGATTAGGTTTATCTTTTGATACTATGGAAGGTATAGCTGATAATCTATTACAAATAGAAGATTCTATAGGAGCAGAAATGGAAGCTGAATTATTAATAGGTAGAAATCTTAATTTAGATGGAGCTAGAAGAGCAGCTTTAAGTAATAATTTAGTAGAAATGTCAGAACAGTTAGCAGCTAATGGAATTACAGCAGCTAAATTTGGTGATATGAATCGTATCCAACAAGAGGCAGTTGCCAAAGCAATGGGTATGTCTCGAGAACAAATGGCTGAAATGTTTGTAAAGCAACAGGCTATAAAGAAACTTGGAGGAGATCAATCTAAATCTTTATCAGAGAATGTAAGAATGAGATTTGCAGAAGTACAGAAAATGGAAGAAGGTGTTGAGAAAGAAAAAGCGATGGCAGAACTAAGACAAATAGCAGGAGCTGAAGAAACAGTACGACAATTAGAAAATAAATCTTTAGCAGAAGCTCAAAAAGAAGCTATGGAAAAAATGGCAGAATCAGTTGGAGATTTAGCTGTAGGATTAGAACCTATAACTGAATTCTTTTCTGCAATTTCAGGCGCTGCAGGAGAAACTCTAGCATTTATTACAAAAATGAGTAGTAAATTAAAAACTGTAGGAAACTTAATTTAAATGTCGTTCAAACCTTTAGTAGCATTACCAACGAAAGGCTTAAACTTATTAAAGAAAATATCCGGCTTTTTTAAAACACTTGGTAAAGGTGCAGCAAAAACAGCAGGTAAATCGGTATCGAAAAAAATACCTATTATAGGTTTAATAGTAGGAGTAGGTTTAGCAGTAAAAAGAGCAATGTCAGGTGATATATTAGGTGCATTAGGAGAAATTGGTTCTGGTGTAGCTTCTTTATTCCCCGG